ACCTGACCGTTTAGATATTCTGTCTTTGCTAGTTCTATAGCATCTAAATCAGCATAGAGTGTGTTGATCACACCCGATGCTACCGGTAAGTATCTTTCTAAATTGTCAAAGTCTGTTGTTTTCTCTAAGAAGATCACTTTAGATGAAGCATTCACCGTTGGCGCAACAATTTGTTTGAAGACATCCGGATCGTCTGCCACTCCGTCGCTGTCGCTGTCTGCGTAACTGACCAACACTTTAAAATTGTCAATAAAACCATCTGTCTCCACTTCCTGACCAATGATATCTAATTTAAGATCTGTGGTAAGATTGGAACTTACATCAGGTTTGCTGTTCATTTTTAATACATTAACAAGATCATTAACAGTTTTGCCTGTCTTAGGATCAAATATCTTATCTTTCGTATCATATATGAATCTATTTTCCTGTACACTCGCAAAATAATAGTTTAGATTTCTATATTTTACAGTGTATGTCTCACCATCTGTGGTAAACTGAACTAACCAACTTGCGTCACGCTGTAATCTGTCAATATTCTTAGCAAATGATGATGACCAAGCGGCATCCTTGTCAAGGTTGTCAGCTGTTATTAAATACCATGATGATGTTGCGTTGTCGTAACCTATGCCAAAATCTCTATATAGCTCAACCTGTTCGATCATTGATGTTTCAAATGCTGACGGCAAATCAGTGACCAATTTGGCAATGACTTCTGTGGGTATGGCTCCTGTTGGAACAAATTGATTCAATGTTACCGGTCCGGATCCGTCACTTAGATTACCGTTACCAAAATTAGTACCGTCCAGTGTTAACGCTGAGATTGTTGACCATAAGACCAATTTTTCGTTCGCTCCACTTGGTGTGCCTGCTTTTAATCTATTGTTACTGTCAAAGAAATATCCTGTTGGTGGCTCAAATTTAATTAAACTTCCCTGATCAATAAATTTAGCATTGTTTGAAACTGTACCACCAACAGGAACGGTGTTCTCTAAACTATTTTTAAAGTATCCAGTTGACTGGTTTGTTGTTGATGTTGCTTGTTGCCATAATATGTCAATACTGGTTAGGCTTGGTCTTACAAACTTGTCATGATAGAAGTGTGTAAATGCCCTAGATGATAGCACTGGCTCTAATTGATTTACTAATACGTTTGAAATATCATTGTTGTCAACAAATGTAAATGTAAAATTAGGATCCTCATAATTTCTATATATCATACCATCTGAACAGAATGTGTTTGTGCTGGAATATTTCCCTGTAGGATCTAACAAATCAAGATATCTTGACAGACCAATACTTGATCTTCCTACTGCCTTTGATTTTAATATCGAAGTAAATTGTGTGTATGGAAAATTATTATAATCCTCACCATTGACCATCCTGTTCTGTGTGTAGTAACTTGAAGGTGCTCTGGTTTTGATCTCGTTCAAGTTCTCTCTAAACTTGGCATTTGTGATTGTTGTCTCTAGACTTAATGTAAATGATAATGTTTCGTTACGTCCGTTCTTGCTGACATAAGGCAATGATATCTGTACGTTCTGTAGATCAGATTGGTCTATGACATATTCTAGTCCGTTTGACGAACGTAGAAACGTTCTAAATGTTCCTACTGGTTGTTTAGCAAAAACTCCGTCTCCGAATACTAAACTAATTTGGTCGTTGCCTCTAGACTTGACAGAGAACACACGTCTTAATTGGTTGTTCGTGCTTGGTGTCGCTCCCACTCCAAAGATGTTGTCTACCTTGTTCCATTCAGTTAGGCTTCGTCCTTCATTCTCTACTTCAAAAAGCCAGACGTCGTTATTATTAACTCCATCTAAGTCAATATCTACAGACCTATTGGCTATCCTTTCCTGTACAGTAAAGTCCTGGCTGATCAATGAACCTTGTTTAAAGTAAAAGAAGAAACCAGTTTTAGCACTGCCAAACCCTAGTTTGTCGTTGCGATACAGCACGTTCATCTGACCGTTCGTCTGTGGTGCTGGTTCATATATGAATGTTTTGTTTACCGATGTTGCCGACACTACTTCAAATGCCATGCTTCTACCATCTACTTCTTGTTGGAATGGTATCACTGGTAGATATCCGGCCGCTACGTTAAATTCATATTCGTCTGTTGTGATACCTAATATTTCTTGTTGGTTGGCTGATCGACCTACACGTTGTCCAGAGACAAATGCCGCATTCATTATTGAAACAAATTGCTCATACCAATCAACGTTTGTTGGATCATTCCAATTAACTGTTAGTCCGGATAGATTAAAACCATTATAATCTATTACGCTTTCGGTAGTTGTGACACTGGTTACCTTTAGATACCCCTCTGAGTTGGTGTTACGTTTGGGTGTATATCCAACAAGCTCTGCTAACTTGACTACTGAATCTCTACGTTCGGCAGTGCTAAGGAAGTTTTCTCTGGTATTTAGGTCACTACGGAACGACAGGCCCTGTCCCATAAATGCTATGAGATCTAATAATGCTACGAATTCTGATGACTCCACATAGTCATTGAATGTCTCAGGGTAGTACAATCTGAGATAGTCAACCATTGACTTTCTTAAGGTCTCATAGTCGTAGCTCTGAAGGTCTGCTTCACGGAATGTTTGGTATAACTTCTTCCAATCCTCCGCACCAAATATTGCTGTTTGTCTTGTAGTCTTAGCCATAGTGTCTCTCTGTTATCCAGTATTTATCACCTTAGATAACTGCGTACTTTATAATTTAATACGGAGATATTATATTAGTTGTAGTGTCTGTTCGTCTTTGTTAAAAAACAAACTTAGTCGTTGTTGTTCTGATGTTGGAAGAACTGTTATGAATAGTTCCACTAGAATGCCATTAGGCTGAGTATACGCCTGTGCGTCTTCAAATCTAACACGAGGGTCTTGTTGGATGGTCTCTCTTAGTTCCTGTTGTAACTGTTTAAGTACTTGGTCAGTTAATGGCTCAAATATTAGACCCCATAAATCTGTTCCGTAATCTGGACGTCCTAACTTCTCGCCTTTCCTAATCAATAGACTATTGAGAACGTCACGCACCACGAGATCATAATCCGTGAGAGTAAACTTTCTCTTCTTTCCTATAGTATTGAATCCAATATAAGTAGCCATGCTAATATTTATCTATTAAAATTTAGGGTACGGAACCTTGCCGCTACTGCTAAATGCCTCGGCGGCACTGTCAATACCGCTTCTCTGTGTCGTATTAGCATACCCGCCGGGTGAACTAAAGCCACTGAGATCAGGTGTTATCTTAGTGTCAACGAATTTTGTTGAGTATTGAGCATTTCTCAAAGTTTGGCTCATGTCGTTTGACAATGATTGGGAGATATCCTGACTGTTGTTAGTCCACGCTATCACCTTGTCATTACCGTACCTGGCACTAGCATTAAGAATACCGGCAATATCCTCTGGCGATTCAGTTCCTTTAAGGACTCCATTAGCTTTTAATTTGCTAAGGTCATTTGAATACACATCTTGTATTACTCTATCCTGTGTACTCTGTGAATTGAGGAATGTTGTGAGATTTTCTGCTCCTCCTTTGTTGGTCCAGACATTGGTGTTTGACAGCACTTTTTCAAAGTCAGTTTTAGTCCGACCAAATGCGTCAGTTGATGTTCTTGATGGGTCTGATAAGAAGTTTGCTGTTGTTCCTGGTTTGAGATAACCTGTTTCTTCTAACTGCGTTGGACTGAGTCCAAACTTACCTAGACCGTTTTCTATAGAAAATTCGTCAAAGCGTTGATTGGTCTCTTTGCCTAACTGTGCCATTATTCCTGTGGTCTGGTCAACATTTAAAGTACCTATGCCTTTAGTTGCTTTGGCCTGTGCTGTATATTGGTCCAGTCCTATTCCGTCAGGTGTCTTGGCCAGTGCCTGCTCAATTTTAGCCTGTGTTTTAGCGGGTGCTGACGAAACTGTTTCTGCTCCTAGATCTGCTGAATTTTCTATTCCTAGTCCGTGATATGGATAAGGTTCGTGTGTTGGTGCTCTGCTTGTAATGGTTTCTAACGTGCCGGTTTCAACTTGCCAACCTGTTTGATCATTAAATTTAGTGTCAGGTAGTTTATTTTTACGTATGGTTTTAACTGGTGTTGCTGGTAAACCACCGCCTCCGTTAAGATTTATACATCCTGCTTCAATTGGAACAGAATCACCTGCCTTAATACTGGTTGTCTTGTCTGCCTGAAGTGCGATGACACCATCAGACCTAGCTGATATCCTAGACTTGCTGTATAACTTGATATCTGTGTCTCCTCGTTGATTTAATGTCAACGATTCTAAATTTATTTCTTGCTTACCATACATATTGATCTTGGTGCCTGCTGACATATTAATTTCCTTGTCAGCATGTAGGTTGATACTGCCTTGTGTCCTCACATTGACAGAGTTTGTGGAAAATACATCTACAGTACCTTCCTTGCCGAGCTCGAGCCATGTCTGTCCGTTAGCATGTATGATATAGAATGAATCACCGTCATCACTCATTGTGATTTGGTGACCTTTGGCAGTTCTAATTCTAATAACTTGGTCTTTACCTGATATGTCACCATCGTCTAAGACAACGCTGTGCCCACCACGTCGGCCAACTACCTTGATCTGATCAGAAGTGATCTCTCCCTTTTCTAACTGTGTCTTAATAGTGGTTTCAGACATCCCTCCCTCATATATAGGAAGGCCCGGAGTACTGAGACCAAACACCTTGCTAGGCGATTCTCTATGGCTGGAACTCGTTATGGGTCCACGAGTTGTGTCAGTTATCAGCCCCTGTTGAAACAATTCATACGCCAACACTTCATGTACTGGTTTAGCTTGATCATAATATCTTGGATTCTCAATGACCGAGTTATTCATGTCATTGATCTCTGTTACTGGTACTTGACTAGCGCCTGCTAGGTATTTTGAAGTTGATGAATTTTGTACATACTTGGTCGATGCTCCAATCGCTGGTAACATGTGACCCAATCCTCTGGTTGGAACACAGGCTATGTAGTAACCTTCGTCCGGACTGCCACCTATGAATATACAAATAACTCTTGTGCCTATGTCTGGTGGTGTGAACCACATGCCATAGGTGTGCTTGTTGCCAACGAACTCGCCCGTGCCATCTACACTGTTACGCATACTTTCATCCATCCTGCCTATGTCACCATAGAAGGGAGATGCGTAGTTGACGGTTCTCCAGTTGCTTTCGTCATTTGGATTTTCGCCACCAAATTGTTCTATATAGACTTGAAGCCTGCCTTTCCTTGTAGGATCTACGTTGTTCTTGACCGTTCCTATAAACGGCCCAAACTCCGAGGGTACTCCCTCTTTATCGTATTTGTAGGCCTTTCCTCGCCCTATATTTCTTTGTATATTTTCTGCCATGTTTCTATTTAACTCGCATCATCATCTGGTGCTTGGAAAGTCGCACCTGATAAGGTCAATCCACCTAGAACCGGAGTTACCCTTGTTGGTCCAGAACTAGTTGTTCCTAGTCTAGGAGTAGAAGCTGATGAAGAACGTCCTACTACATTGACTACCGGAGATCTTATTGATAATGTTTCATCTCTACCTACATTATCCCCATTGGTTTCTTTGGTACTATTAGCCACACCTGATTCTTGGAACTCACGCATAATTCCGTTTACCTCTTGAGTGAATTGGCCATTATTAAATTTATTTGTTACTTTTGTAAGACAGTATATCATACCGTCGGTGCCTGTGATGTCTCTCTGTTTGGTAGATTTCTTCTCTATTGCTTTGATTTCAACTGTACCAGTCTCATCATTGTAGTCTTCAATGGTGTTCCAATTAATTTCTACCAATGTCTCAAAGCCATCCATGTTGATAGTTCCGTCAGGTAGAAATCTGTCGTTATATTCTCCCAATCCATAGAACACATCATTCTGTACGATGTAGGCTGGGTCACCATATATTTCCATACGCAGTTGAGCATAGTCTGTAGGTGAATACAGTACACTAGCACCTCTGGCCGCAGGTTCTGATGATTTAGCATCAACACCTCCTGAACTTGCTGTGGGTGGTTCTACAACCTTAGCATGTTGATCATCCTTGTTAGCACTGTCTGTGGGCAACTTAGGAACTTCCTGTCCTATACCTATGTAATATAGAGCATTGTAGTCAACCTCATAACTCAATACTTCTGTGTTTTCTCCTGTAAACCAATAATTATATTTCTTGTGTACTCCGTAAAACTTAGATTTGGGGAAGAATTCACTCTTAAGATCACTGACCTGAGATGGTACTACAACATATTCAATTTCGTATGCCCAATCGTTTCTTATCTCGTCCCACCCTATAGGTTTAGTGTTGACTCCAATACGGAACCATGCCATGACCTCATTACTCTTTTCATTTTGTTTAGGGTCTCCAGTATTTGGATCAAGATGAAATGTCTGTTGATCTGTAATATAAGTGCTAGTCCTGGTTACGGTATCAATGAACTGCTGAAACTGTTGACCAGCATTGGCGCTAATCAAAAATGTTTCACCGTCTACCTGACCTCGGGATGATAGATATACGCTGGCTCCAAGTCCTGGATCTGACATCGCTGTTTTTTCTTTTTTAACCGTGCCTGGTGGTTTAATCCTTGCTGATGCCATACCTGAGGGAATATCAAATGTTACTTTATATTTGTCAGCAATTCCTATCTTGCCTTCATCAGCAAGTTTTTTCATTCTGTTATTCATTGCTGTAACTAATCCTGTACTGATGGAAGTCTTGCTGGTTGTATTAACCCCTGCTGGTTGTGTCAACACCGCCGGTTGGTTCTCTCTGCCACCTGTTGCGGCATTCACAGTTGTTATCTCTCTAGTATCGTCTGTGCCATTAAACAGATCATTTAGTGTTTGGCCTTTGATCTCAACCTGGAAGGGTATCGCGGCTCTCTTCTGGCCAAAGCCCTCATTATGATTGGCTGATAGTCCTTCTACGTTATATTCAACAGCACCAGTTGTAGCCTTTGAGGTTATCTTGTTTATTCTAAAAGGAATAAATTTTTCTACTAATGTAGCTGGAGTAGCTGAACCTCCTGCTGTTGTTCCCCCTGCCTGTTGAACGTCGTCATCCTCTCCAAAGAATCTAATTACCATAAGATAGTGTTGTTTAAGGAAATCACTGCTTTCGCCGTCCATCTTACGCAGTGCGGCCTTCTTTAGTGCTGAGAGGAAAGTAAAACCATATGGCTCTGTTATTTTAAATGATAGGCTAGTCGCATTAGTTGCTCCGCCCACTTCTTGTGGCATTAGAGACTCTATCTCTAGGTCATCAATGTAGTAATCATAATCTTTAAACTCTTCAACTCTTTCGTCTAAGGATATTCCGCCACTTTGTATTATGAGATCCCCTGTTGGTATTTTTTCTTTTGATGAGACTAACTGTACATATTCATCTTTGCTCTGTAGATATATTGATATCTGATAGGTATAATGCCCTAATTCTCTTAGTACGTTAGGCTGAGCATCAAATGGTTTAGTATAATTGTCTGGTATTGTTATGCCTTTTTCCGCTGTTGACACTGTTTGTCCCATATCAACATCATCTGATGTTCGATCACCAGTACTGGTTCCTTGTCCTGTAGACCCTGAAGCATTATCGTTGCTGATCGCTCCCTGATCATCTGATGTTTGGAAATTAATATCGTTGCCATCGTTATCAGCAATAGTCTCATTTGCGTTGCTGGTAACAGGAGTATTTGCTGTAGGTACATTCTCTATAGGAGGTGTCTGTACTGTTGCGTTTTCTTTGCGGGCTTCTTTTTCCTCATCAATGACCTCACCAACACTAAATTGACTTGTTATAGTGTCGTCGCCAGCCAATGATCTAGCATCCTCAATCTTGTCTTTGGCTTCTGCTAGATCTCTGTTCTGTTGTCTAAGGTTTAGCACTTGATAGTTAGCACTGCCGTCGGTAACAACTTGCTGAATGTCTAATATACTCTGTTCGTTAGACTGTATCTGAAGTTCTACTGCTGATTGTTGTTTGGCAAACACCACTTGATCTGACTTGGGACTTTTATTCTTGTTAAGTCCTATGAAATAAGGTTCTGTGAGATCATCACTCTGTGTGACTAACTCCTTAGATCGATCAACATTGATCTGCGCCAGTGTCTTGATGGCATTGATTTCTTGACTAGTAGCCATTTATTAAAAGCCCAGTGCTTTCTTTAGCGTGTCTAATGTAGGTAGGTATATCGTCTTGCCTACTACGAAATCATATATAGGATCTTGTATCGTGTTTGGGTTACGCTGTGCGAACACCCACCATAACTGTGGGTCGTCATACAGATCATTCGCCAGCATGTCTGGACGATATTGATATTTTGCTGTTATCCTAAATTTTCGATCGCTGGCATACTTGGGTATCTTGCGATCATTTCTGATTTCCAAATATCCATCTACCTTAGCGGTAGTAAAATAGGGAGAGCGTGATGTATATTGCGTTTCTGTTGCCATTACCACATACCTCTTTTGCTTAACAATTCGCCGGATGCGTATTTCTCTAGACTGAATTCAGTGGCCTGTCTCTTACGTGTTACTATTGGTAACAATATCAACGTGAATTCTATCTTAGTAGGCACATAATCCTGCTTACCTTGGCTTAAACTGCCAATGGGGTTGACACGTTGTGAGTTGCGAGGACCTCCTCCTTTGCCTATTCCTTGGCTAAAGAGATCAAATAATCTTGAGAGTGGAGATTTATATGATGTTGTTGATGCTCTCTTTTCAGATAAATCTATAGATGCGGCACCTGAGTCACCACTGGTTCTCACATAATCAACATCTCCTGGCAACATATAATTAAATTGATTTATAACACAAGGCATTTCGTTGAATTGATGTTCACCAAACCCATCTAAATACACCAACGGTGGCGGTGCTCCCTTATTCTGATCCTGTCCATAAAACATTTTGGTACAGGACTTAAAGAAGTGTATTGCGGCCAATAAGTAGTCTGCTTCTCTAGTGCTCTGTGCTGTAAATGTGGCTGTTAAGTTAATGTCTGTAACAGCACTGTTTTGATAAAATAATTGTTTGTAATTACTGTGTGTGGGCTGTGATTCTGAATAATTTGCCTGATAGTTGATCTGTATCTGAGGTGTATATGGAAATATTACACCGTCTGTCTCTACCAATGGTCGTAGTATGCCTGGATCACCAGACTTGTATAAGTCCTGGCTTCTAGGAGCCAATCGCATGCGGAATCTCCAATCATCAGTGGTGTGTTCGATATCTCTGATGTTGGCCTGTTGCTTAAATAGTTCAGGATCAAACCCGCCAGGCTCTCCCTGATTGCTGTTAGGCTCTACGGGTGTTATCACTTCTTCCTCAACAGTGTTATATCCCTCTAAGTTAGGAGTGGGGTTACGCTGTGTGGCACCACCAAGTGCTAAACCACCGAGGATAGGCGTGACATTAGTTTCAAGGCCGTCATCGTTGGCCACAATTTGTTCAGCCTGTGATCTAGACAGTCCCTGAGCAATCAGTCTCTCTATCGCTTCTTCTCGTGTTGCCATATTGTTCTCCGTTTATACTATTTATTTCAACCTATTATAGTAGTATATAATTGCTAAACCAAAAAAGGTTGACAGGTGGCTAATCGGCTGTATAATTATTAGTATCAAACAAGGAGAACCCTAAAGTGTCAGAAGATAAAGTAATTACCAGGACAGGACGTAGAGTAAATTATCTTAATAATAGAGATATATTAAAGGAAATACACAAGTCAAAGAAGAGTTATTGTGCTTACAAGAACTTTGATACTGATTCTGACTTTGATATCATCATACATGACATTAAGAAAATTAACAAAACTCGCCTTAAAGAAGCAAGAGATCTAAAGTGTCTCAATTACAAGAGAGAGTACGGTGAGGAATTAGATCCAAAGACAATAGCAGACACAGATTTGGTATTCCGTGTAATGACATGGGATCACATTCCAAAGGTTCCTAAAAAACCTACCAAAGCACAGTTAAAAAAACGTGCTAAGATTGAGGAAATGTTTGATGATATTGAAGAAGCTCGAGAACAAGAAGATTATGGAATTGATGACAAAGTGCATGCCAAGGTTAACTTTCCACCGTTCCAACATTTTAAAGTTGACGACGAGGGTAAACCATACCTAGTTGCTAAGAGCCATTGGAAGGGCACCCTTGATAACGGTAAGTTTTCAAAAGATCACGGACAAATGACCAATAAACTAGCCCATATGTTCGTCAAATTATGTGAGCGTTATGCTACACGTAGTAACTGGCGTGGTTATACCTACAACGAAGAAATGCGTGGACAGGCGCTACTTCAACTATCACAAATTGGTCTACAGTTTGATGAGTCAAAATCAGACAATCCATTTGCTTATTACACTGCGGCCATTACCAATTCATTTACTCGTGTGCTTAACATTGAAAAGAAAAATCAAAGCATTAGAGATGATATCTTAGAAATGAATGGACTTAATCCAAGTTGGACAAGACAGAACGAAGGTGTTACTGACTCAGATCCACAAGGTCCAGGCAAAGTAACAACTATCAAGCCAAAAAAGTAGACAACAGCAGACTAGTCCTGTAAACTAGTCTGTATTAGTTTTATTCATTCAAGGAAGGTATGAGTAATTTATTTAAAAAGGCGGCTGTCCTTACAGATATACATTTTGGATTAAAATCCAATTCAACTACACACAACGAAGACTGTTTAAATTTTGTAAAATGGTTTATTGAAAAAGCCAAGGCAGAAGGTTGCGAAACCTGTATCATGATGGGTGATTGGCACAACAACCGTGCGGCAATCAACATTGTTACATTAAACTATAGTCTTACAGCATTAGAATTATTAGGCGATGCTTTTGATCGTGTGTTCTTCATTCCAGGTAATCACGACTTATACTACAGAGACAAACGCGACATACAGTCAGCGTCATGGGCTAAACATATCAAAAACGTACACATTATGAATGACTTTTATTCTGAAGGTGATGTACAGTTTATACCTTGGCTAGTAGGTGACGAAGCAAAGAAAGTTAAAAAGATGGAAGGACGTTATGCGTTTGGACATCTAGAGTTACCTCACTTCTTTATGAATGCTATGGTGCAGATGCCTGACACAGGCGAGATACAGCGTGAAGACTTTCGTGGCTTAGAACAGGTTTATACAGGACACTTCCATAAACGTCAAAGCCATAACAACATTATCTATACTGGTAATTGCTTTCCTCACAACTATGCTGACGCAGGTGATGATGACAGAGGTATGACCATTATTGAATGGGGTAAAGATCCTGTGTATCATTCTTGGCCTCAACAGCCTAGATATCGTGTTTACAACTTAGATGAAATGTTAAACAATCCTGATGAATTATTAAAAGAAAAAATGCACATTCGTGTAAACTTGAATATTGATATATCATATGAAGAAGCAAGTTTTATTCGTGAAACATTTGTAGGCAAGTATAATCTTAGAGAACTTACACTGATACCAGTTAAAAAAGATATTATGGAATCGGTGGCAGAACCTGGGGAGTTGAAGTTCGAATCAGTTGACACAATAGTGACAAATCAGTTAACATCAATAGAAAGTGATCATTACGATCCTAAACTATTACTAGAAATTTACAGAGATTTATAATTGTTCAAACTAAAAACACTAACAGTTAAAAACTTTATGAGTGTGGGTAATGCCACACAAGCAGTTAACTTTGACCGCAGAGACTTAACACTGGTATTGGGTGTTAATATTGATCTCGGAGGCGATGATAGTGGCGCTAGGAACGGTACTGGTAAGACCACTATCATCAATGCCCTTTCATACGCATTGTTTGGTCAAGCACTGACTAATATTAAACGTGATAACTTGATCAATAAAACTAACTCAAAAGGCATGTTGGTTAGTTTAGACTTTGAACATGAAGGACAAACATATAAAATAGAACGTGGACGTAAGAAAAATGTCATGCGTTTTTTTGTAGGTGACGACGAGCAAGAAATCACAGACATGGCACAGGGCGATAGTCGAGAAACACAAAAGGCTATTGAACACATGCTAGGCATGAGTCATGAAATGTTCAAACACTTAGTAGCGTTAAACACTTATACAGAACCATTCCTTAACTTAAGAGCAAACGATCAAAAGGATATCATTGAGCAGTTACTTGGTATTACCATGCTTTCAGAAAAGGCAACTAATCTTAAAGAACGCTTAAAAGAAACTAAGGATAAAATCAAAGAAGAAGAAATAAGAATTGATGCTCAAAAGGACGCTAACGAACAAATGAAAGCACAGGTTGAGTCTATGAAGCGTAGACAAACTATGTGGGCTAACAAAAAACAAGAAGACATAGATAGTTTAACCAGTGCTATTGAAAACTTAGAAAAGATTGATATTGATTTAGAACTTGCTAGTCATAAAGAGTTGGCTAAGTTTAATCAAAGTAAAAAAGATCATGATGACATTACAGATGCTATTGCAAGAACAGAACGTGATCTTAAACGTGAACAAGGTAATGTAGTTAAACTAGAACAAGACATACAATTATTAAAAGAACACAAGTGTCACAGTTGTGGGCAGGAAATACACGACGACAAACACCTAGCACAGTTAAAAGAAAAACAAGGTACGCTAGTTAGAGTCAAAGAAGATGTAGAAACGCACACAGCGACCTTACAGCAACTCACAGACGCATTAACAGAGCTTGGTGATGTTGGCTTTGCACCTGAAGTATTCTACCCAAACGAATCTGATGCTTTTGAACATAAAAACTCAATTACAACACTAGAAGCACAATTAAAATCAAAATATGAAGAAGCAGACCCATATGAAGAACAAATTCAAGAAATGGAAGAAACTGCTGAACAAGAACTTAACTATGAAGAAATTAATAATCTGGTTAAACTAAGAGAACATCAAGAATTCTTACAAAAACTATTGACCAACAAAGATAGTTTTATTAGAAAACGAATAATTGATCAAAATCTAAGTTATCTAAATGCACGACTAAGTTATTACCTTGACAAGATCGGTCTTCCACACACAGTGACCTTCCTTAACGATCTGTCAGTGGAAATTACAGAACTTGGTCGTGAATTAGATTTTGACAATTTAAGTAGAGGTGAACGTAATAGACTGATACTTTCACTGTCATGGAGTTTCAGAGACGTCTATGAAAGCCTCTACGACCCTATTAACTTACTATTCATTGATGAGTTGATTGACTCTGGTATGGACTCCAGCGGTGTTGAATCAGCACTAGCAATCCTCAAGAAAATGAGTCGTGAGCAAAACAAGTCAATATGGCTAGTGTCACACAAAGACGAACTGTCAGGACGTGTCAACAATATCATGACTGTGACCAAAGAGAACGGATTTACCACATACGGTACTGACGTAGATAGCGTGTAATGAAACTAGCAACTTGGCATTGGCATATAGAGATATCTAGCAAGTGTACTTTAAAGTGTTCTAGGTGTGCTAGAGAAGAAGTACCCGATACGCTGGTTAATACTGAACTTAGACTAGACTTTTTCAAAAAAAACTTTACTCCAGACTTTATCAGAGACAATGTAGAAAAGATTACTTTCTGCGGCGATGATGGCGATCCTATATATGCCCATGACTTAATAGATGTTATTGAATATTTTAAATCAATTAAACCTGTTAAGTTTGTTATTGTTACCAATGGCAGTTATAAAAAAGCAGACTGGTGGTTTCAACTTGGCGCAGTGTTAGATGAAAATGATCACATACACTTTAGTTTAGATGGGTGGGATCAAGATAGTAATGAACAATATAGAGTAAATTCTAATTGGGATAGCATCATGCTTGGTGTACAAACATTAAGACAGGTCAGCGATGTTTACATGACATGGGATTGTATTGTGTTTAAGTTTAACGAATCAATGTTAGACTCTATGGAACAACAAGCAAGAAAATTAGGCTTTGATGAATTTCAAATAACACGCAGTACAAAGTTTAATAAAGTTTATCCTATCTATCCTATAAACGATCCACTACAACCTAGCGATTTAGGCATCAGTGATAAGTATAGATTTACACGTGAACTTCGTAACTTATCAGGCAGACAGCCTAGTCAAATAGGTTACAACACCAACGTTGAATTATATAAAAACTCTAACACCTATCAAGATGTTAAACCTTTATGTGAGATTGGTAACAAAGGTTTATTTCTCAATAGTCAAGGACATTTATTTCCTTGTTGTTGGGTCGCTAATAGGTACAACCATAACAATGAATGGTTAGAACTAGGTAGTAGTTTTAATCTTAATAAACATAGACTTACAGAAGTCTTAGCAGATCCGTTTTGGGAAAATCGGTTTGAAAATTTCCCATGGACGGAATGTAAGACTAAATGTAATATGTCAGTAGTCGATCTTGACTACGCAACTGAATGGTAATTCGAAAGGAACACATTGTCGTACGAAAACCCTTGGCAGTATAACGGAAAAGTCTTTGATACAGAAGACATCGGGGACAACTACGGTTTTGTTTATCGTATTACTAATTCCACAAACGGGCATGACTATGTTGGACGGAAATTTTTCTGGACAGTAAAGAAACGCCCGCCACTCAAAGGCAAGAAAAACAAAAGACGAGAAACTGTAGAAACGGACTGGAAGACCTACTGGGGATCTAGTGATCGGCTGAAACAGGATATCGAACAATTAGGCACAGATAAATTCACTCGCGAAATAATCCATTTATGTAAAACAAGAGGCATAACAAATTACATGGAGGCATATTATCAGTTTAAAGAGAATGTGTTACTCCGTGAAGACAATTATAACGGCATAATCAATATAAGACTAGGCGTAGGCTCAGTCAAAGGCATATTAAAAGAAGATTTAAATTAGTCACTGATGCAGATGTATTCTGTGTCCTATGAGGAGATCGTGTAAAACACGTGGAACGTACAAGACTAGACTTGTACTCGGGACGACACCAGGCAAATAAGTTTAAAAGCTAAATGATGTAGGCTCTGAGAAAAAGCAACCTACGTGCTTAGGTAATTTCGCTAACTAGGGATTATCAAGCATCCGCCACATGAATCTAGAGTAGGGAGTACCGGGTGACCGCTTCCGTTCGTAAGAAATCTCTTTTAGTTAGTATGACGCAGTACTCGGATGATGTACTAGGTTATAATTTGCCTGCGGATAGGTGAATTATGACTTATATCTGGATGATGCACGATAGGGTTAGTAAGTATCACTGTTAACTAATCTTAATTAGACTAAAAGAAAAGAACTTCGAGCGAAAGCGAAGAAGTAGATGTCAAAGACATCTTAACTTAACCCATTAATGTTCTAGGAGAAAATCAGATCATAAAAAAAGGACCATCTTTCCTCATGATCCTTTTTAGTTAGTTTTACTCTAGATTCAGAATGTTACTTCTTTTCCCAGATTGTATATAAAACCCATACTGCGATTAAACCAGCCAAGCCTTCGTTGCCTAGTGATTTAACGATGCCAGTTACAGAACCAATTACATCTGTTCCTGGAAGAAATGGTACTGTGTTACCGCCAAATAAAATTTCTAAAGCGATGAACATTGCCATTAAAGTCACTGCTAAATGAGCAATCTCTTTAGCCCACTTCTTTACGTTTTCTAATACTTTCATAAGTATTACCTCCTAAAAAGTGATTAAGTATTTCAACTTAATCTTAAATTTCCAAGTCTTGCTTGGATCTAGTATGTTACATTTTTAGCGTAACATTCTTTTATTTAGACTCTGAGCGTAGTATAATCTACATAGTTATAAAAAATACCCCAATTGGCATAACTACAGCCATTCATAATATTGGGTTATTACTCAAGCCTACATAGTAATATAGCATATTTTGATTATTTTGTCAAGATCTAGTCTAGAAGAACGGCATTTTGGTTTTTTTGGTTGTTTCCATATTGTCTTTAACAATTTTAGAAACAGTGCTTCTTTCCTCTGGTGATAGTTGCATGGCTTCGGTGTATGTGAGTCCTCCCCTCATATACCATGTTAGCCTTAGACTTTCTTCTCTTATGGCTCCTACATCCTTTTCCATGTCATCGACGAGTTTGGCAATCTCATCAGAATCCAAGGAGAGAAGCCTTATCCGAAAAAATTTGCTTGATCCAAAGTGAATGCCTGAATAAACTCGTGTTTACATTCTGGACATGTTAACTGTAGTGGTTCAAGTTCCCCTTGACCTCTAAGAGCAACAACATGATCTCTAATTTGACTAAACAATTTTCTATCGCAGTTTACTAAAAGCTCACGTATCTGCTGTTTATCTGTTACAGGAGTATCGTCTAGTTGAATAGTATTGATGCTATTAACTAAACTATCAATAGTCAAATTTGTAATATTAGCTAAACTTCTCTGTAATAAAGATGCTTTGTCCTCTTCAGATACATCTGGATTATCGGCCATTGACAATGCTTTTTGTTCTTCAAACTGACGTGTAGCATTTTCATTTAGTTGTTTATATGACATTGGACTGAAATATATAGTCATGCCCGATGTTGTTAGTGGATCGGTGTAGTCAACTGTTTTAATTTTATCTAAAACATTTCTTAAATCAAGAGTAAAATCTGATCGTTCTTTACATTCAGGGCAAGTACTACCCATTTCCATTTCGTGGCCGTAACTAGCAATTCTAATAGCAACCAGTAATAGATCAACATCAGTTTGTAATATAGCCCATGGGTCTTTAATATTAGGTACACAACTTCTAAAGATTTCAGTTGTTGCAGAACCATTATACAGTGCGTCCGGAGTTCTAGACATAATCTCATCTAAAGCAGTCATCGGATATATAGGTAATTCGCCATTGGGTGGCATATCAATAACACCTTGGGGATATCCTTTACCTTCACTAGGTAATTTTACATAAATTGCAGGTTGTCTAAAAAACTTAGACAACGGATTTGCTTGATTTTCAGCCATGGTTTTTTTCCGATAAATATGTTATATAACACTAATATTTATATACGTATAAAACCAGGTAAAAATTAAATGGCAGACACAGACCAAGATTTAGAAGAATTAGGGCGACAGGCCCGAGAAGCCGCTAACGCTCTTAGAGAGCTCTCTGGAGTGCGTCGTGTTGAAAGAGATTCTACAGAAAAAAATACTTCTTCTAAAGATAATAACACTAAAGCAACCCATGAAGTTAATAAAGCTCTGGCACTTTATGAAAAAACAATTGGCAGAAATATTTCTGCGGCCTATCGAGGTGAAAAAGCAGGTAAACAGTTTGCTATTGCCATTGAACAAGCGGCCGATGTTTTAACAGTGTTAATTGCCCTTGCAGGGCCATTTGGCAAACTTGGTAGGTTAATTGGCGTTGTAGCTGTTCAACTAGCAAAACTATTTGGTAAAGAGTCAGTTGATAAGGCACAAAAATTATACGATACATTCCAACAGATTGGTACCGTAGGCGGAGGCTTTGGGACAAGTCTTGAGGATCTTGCTAAAACAGCACAACAAGCTGGATTTGGTCTAGAACAACTTGAACAATATTCGGCATTGATTAGACAGAATGCTAGTGCGTTATCAATGTTTGGTGGGTCAGTAGTAGACGGTACTAGACAGTTTAGTTCTATGGTAGAACCATTGGTTTATGGTAGACTGGGCGAACGATTACAGAATATGGGTTTAAGTATTGGGGAAATACAAGAAGCCTCAGCAAGATATACAAAACTACAAACTAGACTTGGATTCACACAGTCAATGAGCAACGAAGAGTTGACTAGAAGCACTTATGGTTATTTAGAAAACTTAAACCTATTAAGTAGATTGACAGGTGCTAGTGTTGAACAACAACAGGCCGCACAAGATAAGGTAATGGGACAACAACGTTTCCGTGCCGCATATGAAGAAGCACGATTGAGTGGTGATACTGCACGTATGGCTAAAATGCAGAAAGCTATGGACATGTACACTTACTACACATCTATTGGTGCTGAAGATCTAGCACAAGGTGTAGCTGACGCATCAACAGGCTTTATTGGAACTAGTGAATCGTCAATGCAGATCTATCGTTCGGTTCCTGAGATACAGCGAATACTCAACGACTCGAGTTTGTCTTCGCTCGAAAGTGTTAAACAAGTTTCAATATCAGCCGCTGAGACTCAACAAAGATTTTTAACAGCGGCCAAAGCAGGAGCAGATATTAGTGGCATATTTGGTAATACAGCACAGGCATTAGATGCAGGAATACGTGCTAGGTCATTGTCTGAAGAAAATTTAAGAAAAGTAATTGATCAACAAATAGTTAATCAGGAAAGTAGTATTGCTAAGTTTACACAAGCAACAATTGGTTTACAATACGAAGCAAGAAATGCTTTCCAAGATTTAATCGCTAAAGGAATAAGCCCAGCAACAGACGCATTAGCCGCATATTCAAAGTTTGTAAATGGTGTAATACAAGCACCTAAAAATTTTAACGAAGCGTCATCAAAAATGTATGACGATGCTGTTAAAAATGATGTACCGTTACATCATATGATGGCGGATGGTGGATCAGTTACTGCTAAAACACCTTACATTGTTGGTGAAAAAGGTCCAGAAGTATTTGTACCTAAAGTTGCAGGAGACATAATACCTAATCATTTATCAATGAATCCTAAACAAGCATTGACATACGCAGATGAACGGGAAAGAAAGAAACAAGTGCTTCGCTTAGGTTCACAGCTTGGTGATACTGGCAATAAAACTATTGTTTCGCTGGATGACACTAAGAGACAAGAATTGAACGATTTTATACACGGCATACAATCATATAATGGACCGTTGACTTCAACAGCAATGGGTAATACCACTGGACCTGCTTTACCTAGACTAGAAAGTGGTTCTAATCTAGAAAACTATTTAAAAACATTTGAAACAGAAACAGCACAGGCTAGAGAAAAACAAATCCAAAATGAATTAGAAGCAAGTTTACTATCTGATTCATCAAATAAGACAACAACAGATACAAAAAATGACGAGCTTATGTTATCGCAAAATAACAAACTTGATGAACTTATTACTATAATGAAACGTTCATTATCAACACAAGAACGCACAGCATCAGCACTACAATAACCTTTTTGGTTAAATCCGCATTGACCTTTTGACTTTTATTTGCTAAAGTTTAGAATAGCGATAAATACTATCCATATACAAAAGGTTAACCTATGGCAAGTTGGAAAAAATATTTTAAAGTAGCAGATCGTACAGATGGATCAATGAGTCCTATCAGTGGTATGAATAGACCACAAGGCGGAGCCTCAGACGACTTTGCTTTCCGTAATTATCAATCAAGTTTACCAGAAGTCTACTCAGGACACCCTAATCGTGTTGAACGTTATAACCAATATGAAGCTATGGATATGGATTCAGAGATCAATGCTTGTTTAGATATTATCGCAGAATTCTCAACACAGGTAAATGATCAAAACGGTACAGCATTTGAAATAGACTTTACAGAAAAACCAACAGACCACGAAGTTGACATTATTAAAAAACAACTACAACAGTGGACCAAACTAAATCAATTTGATCAACGTATTTTTAAACTATTTAGAAATACTATCAAGTATGGTGATCAAGTATTCATCCGTGATCCAGAAACATTTGAACTGTACTGGGTTGACATGTCAAAAGTTTCAAGAGTTATTGTCAACGAAGCAGAAGGCAAAAAACCAGAACAATATGTGGTTAGAGATATTAATCCTAACTTTGAGAACTTGACAGTAGCGGCTAAAACAGCACAAGATGCTAACACTAATCCACCAACACAGGGCGGATATACTCCACCTAATAACTTTACAGCACCTAATGCGGCCGCTGGAGCAGGTGGTGGAAGATTTGGACAGGCCATGAATGAAAGTGCTATTGAAGCAGGTCACGTAGTACACTTATCATTATCAGAAGGCCTAGACTTTAAATGGCCATTTGGTACAAGTGTATTAGAAAACATTTACAAGGTCTACAAGCAAAAAGAACTGTTAGAAGATGCTATATTGATATACCGTGTGCAACGTGCACCAGAGCGTAGAATCTTCAAAATTGACGTAGGTAATATGCCAAGTCATATGGCAATGGCCTTTGTAGAACGTATTAAAAACGAAATTCATCAACGCCGTATTCCAACACAGAGTGGCGGTGGACAAAGTGTAGTAGACGCTACATACAATCCGTTATCAATTAACGAAGATTACTTCTTCCCAGTAACAGCAGACGGTAGAGGTTCTAGTGTAGACACATTACCAGGTGGACAAAACCTTGGTGAGATTGATGACTTAAAATACTTTAACAACAAACTATCACGTGGCTTAAGAGTACCAAGTTCATACTTGCCTACTGGTCCAGATGAATCAGCACAGGCATTGAGTGATGGTAGAGTTGGTACAGCACTTATTCAAGAATATAGATTTAATCAATACTGCATGAGATTGCAGAATCAAATTATTAATAAACTAGATGATGAATTTAAAATGTTCCTACGCTTTAGAGGCTTTAATATTGACTCATCACTGTTTAACTTAAAATTTAATCCACCACAAAACTTTGCGTCATACAGACAAGCAGAGTTAGATGCTCAGCGTGTTAATGTGTTTACAGCACTAGAAGGTGTTCCATATATCAGTAAGCGTTTTGCTCTACAACGTTTCTTAGGCTTGTCCGAAGAAGAACTAAGACAGAACGAAGACCTATGGTCAGAAGAGTCAGACAACATGGAATCACAAGGAGCATCAGGCAGTGATCTAAGATCCGTTGGTATTAGCCCTGGCGATATTGATGCAGACCTGACTACAGGTGAAGAAATTGATGCAAACCTAGAAGCACCAGATGTAGATCTAGGCACTGAAGAAGGTGGCGAAGAAGTATAAATACTAACATGATACTTAACGAACTCTACGACAAACAACCAGAAGGTTATCAAGACGCTGACCAGGATCACAGCAAAGCTCGTATTGGTGATCTACGTAAAACTAAACTAACTCTTAAGCAGTTAAACAAGTTACGTATCATGAATGATGTTCGATCATACGAACAAACACAAAAAGCAAAACGTGTTCAACAGCAGTACGGAACACCAGCAGAAGCACCTCAATTATAAGAAATTCCTAAAAAAGGCGCCTTTTTGGGCCTTTTTCGCATAAAAAACTCCAATATTAAGAAAAATCGTGTAAATACACTCACAAAGCCATATATGGAGAACAAAAACATGGAAAATAAATTTGAACAGTTAATTGAGTATATCATTAACGACGAAGAAGACAAAGCTAAAGAGCTTTTCCATGATGTAGTGGTTGAAAAATCACGTGACATCTATGAAGAGTTAATGGCAGAAGAAGAAGCAACTGAAGAAGTTGTTGAATCTGAAGACGAACAAGTTGAAGAATCAGCTGAAGAAGAAGTTGAAGAATCAATCGAAACAGAAGAAGAAGTTGGTGGCGACGAAGCAGACGATTTAATTGCTGACATTGAAGCTGACGAAGAAGGCGTTACAGAAGAAGAAGACGAAGGTGAAGAAGAGTCTGAAGAAGATGAAGACTTAGAAGACCGTGTAGTTGACTTAGAAGACAAATTAGACGAATTAATGGCTGAGTTCGAAGGCTTAATGGCTGACGGTGATGCTGAAGAAGAAATGGGCGAACCAGAAGCAGAAGAAGAAATGGGTGAACCAGAAGAAATGGAAGTACCTATGGAATCTGAAGAAGCAACTGAAGAAGTTGTTGAAGCTGAAGAAGAAGTAGCAGAAGAAGAAGAAGCTCTTGAAGAAGGTGCTGATCTTAAACCAGCTACTAAGCCAGAAACAAAAGAAGGTGCAGACCAGACTAAATCACCAGTAGCGGCTAATGCCGGTGCTAAAGGTGCAGAGGCTAAGCCACAAGCATCAAAAGGTGAAGAAAAAGGTTCTGCAACACCTAAAGCAGAAGATCAAGGCGGTACTACTGAGCCAGATCTTAAAAAAGTTTAATTTAAACTTTATTATATAGGTACCTTACAATATGTCAAACATATACTTAAAAGAACATCTTAACCATTCAATGGCCAACATGATTGTTGAGTCAGCAAACGATGGTAAAGATTTATATATGAAAGGTATCTGCATCCAGGGTGGTGTAAAAAACGCTAATGAACGTGTATATCCAGTTTCTGAAATTGAAAGTGCAGTTAAAACACTGAACGAACAAGTTACAGGTGGATATAGCGTTTTAGGCGAAGTTGATCACCCAGATGATTTAAAAATCAACCTTGACCGTGTATCACATATGATTGAAAATATGTGGATGGATGGTCCAAATGGATGTGGTAAATTAAAGATTCTACCTACACCGATGGGTCAACTAGTTAAAACTATGTTAGAGTCAGGTGTGAAGTTAGGAGTTTCGAGTCGCGGTAGCGGAAACGTTAACGAGGACTCAGGACAAGTCAGTGATTTTGAAATTATCACTGTCGACATCGTATCGCAACCAAGTGCTCCGAATGCTTACCCTACAGCAATTTATGAAGGTCTTATGAATATGAGACATGGTCATAATGTTTTAGAGATGGCAAGAGAGGCTAGTGGTGATGCTAAAGTACAACGATATTTGAAGAGTGAAGTTTTAAGACTCATCAAAGATCTTAAGGCTTAATAGGAGAATGGCATGCTAGATGTACTAAAACCATTATTAGACAGCGATCTAGTTAACGAAGAAACTCGTGCTGAAATATCAGAAGCATGGGACGCTAAGTTAAACGAAGCTCGTGAGTCTGTTCGTGCTGAATTACGTGAAGAGTTCGCTCAGAAGTATGAACACGATAAACAAACAATGGTTGAAGCAATCGATCGCATGGTAACAGAAAGTTTGAAAACTGAAATGGCTGAAATGCAGGAAGAAAAAGCCAAATTAGCAGAAGACCGTGTTAACCAAGTTAACAAAATGAAAGAATCAGCAGAAAAATTTAATAACTTTATGGTTACTAAATTAGCTGAAGAACTCAAAGATCTTCGATCAGACAGAAAGGTACAAGCTGAATCAGTTGAAAAATTGGAACAGTTTGTGGTTAAAGCGTTAGCAGAAGAAATTAAAGAATTTGCACAAGACAAACAGGACGTTGTTGAGACTAAAGTTAAACTTGTTGCAGAAGCTCGTGCGAAACTAGAAGAACTTAAAACTAAGTTCGTTACAGAATCAAGTGAGAAAATGACTAACGCAGTTGCCAAGCATTTGAAAGCAGAACTTTCGCAATTACAAGAAGATATCAAAGTTGCTCGTGAGAACACCTTTGGTAGAAAAATCTTTGAAGCATTTGCTAGTGAATTTGGCGCAACTCATTTAAATGAGAACGCAGAAATTCGTAAACTAGTTGACGCTATCGCAGAAAAAGATCAACAAATTGCAGAAGCAACCGATAAGCTCAACGAAACTACCAAGTTGGTTGAGTCAAAAGAAAATGAGATTGTCATGATCAAAGAGTCTAATGAGCGTGAAGCAAAATTAGATGAACTACTTTCTAATCTTAATGATGAGAAAGCAGAAGTTATGACTAATTTATTAGAGGGTGTTGCTACTAAGAAATTAGAAGCGGCCTTTAACAAATATCTTCCAGCGGTGCTTAACGAGAATGTAGTGAAGTCTAAAAAAGCGACACTTACAGAATCTGTTAAGGAAGTAACTGGAGATAAAAACAAGCAAGTTGAAGAAGTTAAAAAAGACGAAGATGGCAACATCATCGACTTACGCAAACTTGCTGGTATTTAAAGACATTAGGAGATAATTATGTCACAAGAACTACTTGAAAGCCGTTGGGGTGAGACTAAAGACGCTTTATTAGAAGGTCTACAAGGCAACAAACGCAACTCAATGGGTGTTATTTTAGAAAACACAAAAAACTACTTAGCTGAAGCGGCAACATCAGGCGCATCAGCGGCAGGTAACGTAGCAACACTAAACCGTGTAATTCTTCCAGTTATTCGTCGAGTTATGCCAACAGTTATTGCTAACGAAATCGTTGGTGTACAACCAATGACAGGCCCAGTAGGCCAAATTCATACATTACGTGTACGTTATGCTGAAACATTAGATGCAACAGGTTCAGCAAATGATACAACAGCAGGTGACGAAGCATTATCACCATTCCAAATCTCAACAGCATACGCTGGTGACGGAACTGCTGGTAAAGCTGACTCTACAGCAGGTAAAGAAGGTACAGGCGGTCGTAAGATTTCAGTACAAATTCTTAAACAAGCTGTTGAAGCAAAAACACGTAAATTACAAGCACGTTGGACATTTGAAGCGGCTCAAGACGCTCAATCACAACACGGTATTGACGTAGAAGCAGAAGTAATGGCGGCATTAGCACAAGAAATTACTGCTGAGATCGACC